TCCTTCTCCTTCTCCTTCTCCTTCTCCTTCTCCTTCTCCTTCTCCTTCTCCTTCTGACAAGGCTTCGCCTGGGAGCTATGGAAACCCTGAAATAAATAACATGCTAGTTGCTCTTAAAGGACTTACTAAAATAGAAGCCTTTGTGGATAGTTCGATAGAACGCAATATGGCAAAACACTGTGTCGGACTGATGAATAAGATAGGCAACGATGAGTTTAAGAAACGGCTTGAGTTCCTACTAAGCGACCCCTTTCACTCTAAGAATTGTAATAAAATTAAATATATATACAACAACATTAAGGGCTTTAAAGAGCCAAACGAACCAGATAAAGTAGTATTTATTTCTTAATCCAAACAATATGAGAGGTGTAAAAAATTATGTAATTTATTTCATGGACGATTCCGTTGTTGCTGTGACTAAAGAACAGGCTGATGCGGTTTTAACAGCATCTAATAAAAATTCAAAATTGATTATTCTGGACGGAGAGGCTTATGCGGCTCATCAAATTACCTCGATTCAAAGGCGTAGAGGAAATTATAATTTAAGGCAAGATTTGATTGATAATAAATATCTACCAGAAAGTGCTAATCTATTGAACAAAGAAGTTGGAAAACTGTATCAACAGTTATCTACAAAAGCAACCTTAGGAGTTGCAGTTTCAGAACCAGCAAAAAACTTAACACAACCAAAAAATGATTAACATCGAAGAACTAAAGAAACACATGCCTCTACCAGAAATCAGAAGGCTATGCGGTATGGGGTACAACAAAGACGGGGAAGAAGTGTTGATTAGTGATGAAGTTGAAGCAACAAAAATCAACCCTAATAATTCTCGAAAAGCAAATGAAGATCACATAATTAAAAGCAAAATGTGGATTCCAGTTCGATATTATAATTACAAATATGCGCTTAGTTTATGTGGTAATGATAGAGAAAAAGCCACAGAATATGTAAAAATTCATCTTACTGGATTAAATCAAAAGCCAATTTATTTACCTGATAGATTTGAAGAGTTGACCGGAACAACCAAAAGCTACACAAAAATCCTGATGGAGATAGATGAGAAACATCGAGTATAACCCCCACCTGTAAGCGTATTGGAACCTATATGGCAACCGCCAAATTAACCAAATAAAAGGTTCTCTTGACTAGCTTTCACTATTAGACTATAATGCTCTTGAAATATAAAAAATTTACATGGTAAGAATCATGATTGATACATCTACAGGCAAAGTACATAGCGAACCAATGCTTACTCAACAAGTAGGCAAAGAAGCTGTGACAATGCTAAAATGTGCAATAGCACAAGTAGCAGTAGCGGATTATTCTAATGAATGGAAAGAACAAAGGAGTGGCAATGTAGCAGTAATTAAAAGACCAAAGAAAGAGGATTTCGATTTCAGTGACCCTGAAAGAGTAAATGCTTTTTTAGATCAACTATATGCAGCTAGGAAACAAGAAGAATCACTTAACAAACAAGAAAATGAGTGAACAAGGCAACCCAGATAGTGTTAATAAACACATCAAGAATGTAAAAGTAAAACATACTGTAGACGAAGAAACAATACAGATCGGGAAAGGAACAGAAAAAGTTTCTCAGAAAGATACAGCAAGATTATTAGAAGAAAGATTAGATACATTGCCAAAAGATGCACCAGAGAGAGCAGTATATGAAAAGATTTACAAAGGAAACAAGCAATTTAATTAAGCCCGAGTAGCTCAGGGGCCAGAGCGTTCGCCTTGTAAGCGAAATGTCTTAGGTTCGACTCCTACCTTGGGCTCCAAATAATCAATTAACAACATTTGCAACATGACAGACATTAAAAAACTAAGAGAAGAATACAAAGAAGTAATAGGCAAGAATCCATTTAACGGGTGGAAAGAAGAAGAGTTGCAAAAAAGAATAGACGAATTTAAGATTGCTAAAACAAAAGAGGTGATAAAAGAAACTAAAGAAATAAATAAAGCACTAGAAGATTCAGGTATGGTGCCAAAACCAGCAACAATTGAAGAAGTAAAAGAGAAACTAAAAACCCAAAGTGATTTACAACCACCTGTACCAGAAGGTGAAAAAGCAGATGTAGATGTAATAGCAGAATTAAATAAAGACTCAACAGTCCCAGAACCTAAAACAGTAACCGAACCAGCACCTGACGATATACCTGTAGAGGATTCTAAGGTACCTATGGAGAAGTTTACTAAAGAAGTGGGGTTAGTTATCCTCGATAGACTTTACAACGCTCTAAGGGACGGAAAACACAGAAGAATGATTATAGATATTAGGGAAAAGGAAATTAAGAAGAAGAAAGAATTTGTACAAGAGTTGCAAATATTAATGAATAGTGTGTATGAAGGGGAGTTGAAACATGTAGTATTAGAATATATCTCGCAGCTAGCAAATTAATCATTAACCCATATTTGTTATGGCAAAGGTATTAGAAACCAGTAAAGACAAACTCAAATTATTACTTAACGTAGTAGATAGAGTACCACCAGCTAATTTAGCTAGTGAGTTAGGGAAACATCTAGGCTTCAGGAAGGTTATCAAAGTACATTTAAAAGATTACTTAGATGAACTAGCAGGTTTAAAAGATCTAGCAGGAGACAAATCAAGAAAACTTAGAAGCCAAATAGCACCTTTAGAAGTTGAACTTAAAAAGTTTAAAGATGCTGAAGTTAAAGATGAAATAGCTATCAAAGCATTAGAAGATCAAATGGACAAGATGAATGGAGAGTTTAAGGAATGGGCTGATAAGAAAACTAAAGAAATGGATGATAAGACTGCAGATTTAAAACTAGCTAAAGTTAAAGTAGAATTTGAAGATGAGGATTTCGTATTTGAAAGAAACATCATCAAAGAATTAGCTACTACTATGTTTAAATTCAAAGATATGCAAGGAGAAGATAAAATGGATTTAGATGCTTATGAAGATATAGATGATATATTTAATTCAGTTAAATAATGCAAAGATGTATAATTAAGAAGACATGCTCTAACGTTCCTGAACCTAATGGAGAAATCCAAATGATTAAGTTCATGAAATTATACAGAGGCATGCAAAACTATTGGTGTAGTGCTTGTAAACAAAACTTCGCAGTACCAGTAGGAACACTAACTAAGAAGGAGTTTAATAACTTAAAAGATGAATAACATAGCAAGACTAGGTGATGAGCCTCTAAATTTATCAAAACAATTAGATCTAGCTCATAAAGCAGAGCAAGAATCAGAACAGTTTAGTGCACCTGGAATATACTTTGTAGTAAGGGAAGGTAAAGATGTAATAAGACACAGAGCCTTCCCTTGTGACTTACATAAGCTAACAGAAGAAGAAGTAAAAGAAATGGCTTATGAATTTGCCCATACTATTCTAAAGATTCAGGAACGTAAGAAAGAAGTTAACAAAAAAGATAATGCCAAAGAAGAAAACAACAAAAAAAAAGGTAGTTAAAAAAGAAGATAACCCACTTAGATATAAAACTAAGAGTGGGAAGTTATTATCAGAACAAGAAACATTGTTTGTGGAATTAATGGTAAGCAATAGAGGTAGAAGAATAGAAGCAATACAAGAGGCATATGATCTTGATACAAGCAAGCCAGGTTGGAAAAACACAGCTTCTACAATGGCAAGCCAGAACTTATTAAAACCTACTATTAACGAGGCTTTAAAGGAAACTTTCTCACTTCATAAGATGACTGATGAAAGCGTAGATAGAGAATTACAATATGTAATTGATCAAGATGACGAGTTATCTCCTAAAGTACGCGCCATAAATGAATACAACAAAATTACAGGAAGACACGCCGAAGAAAAGCGAAGAATCATCTTTGAAAACCTTAGTACGGAAGAACTTGAAGAAGAAGCAGCCCGAATTATTGAGGAAACTATTAGCGATTAATGCAGAACTAAAGCTAAGAGAAAAGGAGCAAGCAGCTGAAAACTTTATACCTAATGGTAAGCAAGAAGAGTTTGCTTGGATGGTAGGGCAGAATGAAACGTTTATTAATCTCTTCATAGCTGCTAATGGTGTAGGCAAATCATGCATTGGGGCAATGATAGTAAGATCAATATGCTTTGGATCACCGAACAAATATTTTGATCAACCTCTTTATAATGATTTCCCTTACTTGAAGAAGGGTAGAATAATATCAGATCCAACTACATTAAAAGAAAAGATAGTACCAGAACTTAAAAAATGGTTTCCATCAAATCGCTATGAAATTAAATACAAAGCAACAAAGGCAGGTAAAAACTATGAAGCTAAATGGACAACTGATACAGGCTTCGAATTTGATCTTATGTCAAACGAACAAGACCCCAAGGAATTCGAGTCAGTCGATTTGGGATGGGAGTGGTTTGATGAGCCAAGCAAGAAGTCAATCTACTTGGCTTCAATAGCACGTCTTAGACGAGGTGGAATATTATTCTGGACACTAACACCATTAAGTTACTCTGCGTGGATTAAAGATGAGCTATATGATAAACGTGACGGTAAAACTATAGATTATGTTAATGCTGATGTAGAAGATAACTGCATACAGCATGGGAAGCGTGGGATGTTGGAGCATGATAACATTGAGAAGATGCTATCACAATACCCAGAAGCAGAGCTTGAAGCTAGAGCGAAGGGCAAGTTCGGGCATCTATTAGGCTTAGTACATAAAGGCTTTGAGCCTAAGATACATGTGATTGATCCTTTCACTATTAATCCAGAAGACTTCACAGTTTATCAAGCATTAGATACGCACCCAAGAGTACCAGATGCAAGCTTATGGATGGCTGTAGATGCTAAAGGGGACTTACTAATTATAGATGAGAATAGCTTTAGTGGTACTGATGAAGAGTATTCAGTACTCGTTAAGAGAAAAGAATTGATGTGGAATATGGGAGGCAGGCTGATTGATCCTAGTGCATTTAATGATGATAAGAGAACTACAGAACGCCCATTTGCAGATCGTTTAGCAGATCATGAGCTACATTACATGAGAGGTTCTAAGGATTTAATAGGCTGTATCAATGTGACTGATGAAGCATTCAAGTATCAAATGGTAGAAGGTAGAATGGTAGTTGCACCTAAAGTATTCATATTCAGTAATTGCCAAGGCTTAATTAAAGAGTTGCAACATTATATATGGGATGAGTATGTAGGCAAAGGAGCAGACGAGAAAGACCCTAAGCCACATCCTAAAGATAAAGATGATCACTTTGTTGAGTGCTTACATAGACTAATAATGGAAAAGAACTTCACTCACAGACCACCAGTTATAGCCAAGAAGCAGAACATAGGCATGAAGAAATACCAGAATCGTGATCCTAATAAGATGAAATCAGTTTATTAACCTAATTAAATGCCCGATGACCGTTGGCTTGCACTAATACAGTACTGCAAGCAAAATCCATTCTGTACGATAGAGAGACTGCAAATAGTAAATGGTTGTCCTAATTTAGTCGTAACTAAAGAATCTTTAACGAATACTGCAACAGCAAACATAAAGATTAAGTATGATAAACATGAAAAGACCTTTACAAAGTTTTAGATATAGTGTAAGTTGCTATTGTCTTTTGAGGTAATTCTCGAAACAAATCTTCTGCGGAGGCAGAATACTAGTAGAAGATTAACTATTTATTTGGTTAATCTTTTGCTTTATATGGCGATGCTCGAACAATCAGTAATAGAAAACAGGTGGCTACAATGCTGGGATACTAAGCAAGATGAGTTAGATCGTATTGAGAAGTCTTATTTGTGGTTATATGAGTTTGAGAGGCACTTAAAAAGAGGTGAAGAAGGTGATGAGGTATATAGATTCCCAGAGACTATGGGTTATGGATTAAGAAGATTCAATGAATACTTACAGGTACTACCAGAAGTAAGAGTACGAGGTAATAGCGATTCAAGTGTAGGGTTACAAGCTGCAATAGAGCATGAGAAGATCATGAGTAATCTAGAAGCAGTTAAAATGGAAGCAATAGCAAAAGCAACGTTCTTCGGGAATGGTGCTATTTTTGTTGAGCCTTTTACTTGGAAGCGTACTAATTTCATAGGTGAAGAGTATGTACAATATAATGGATTAACAGCAGAGGAAGTAGATTGGAGACACTTCTTCCCAGCTCCTGGTTATACTAAAGTGCATGACCATACTGGTAAGAATGCTTTGCCTTATTGCTTTAGGAGAAGGATTTATCATGATGAGACATTTAGAGCTTTAGGTAAAGAAAAGGGCTGGAAAAATATGAATCAAGTGCAATCGACTACTTGGGATAATGCTAATGTGTGGGGTGATGATGAATGGCAATCACCACATGAAACAGAAGAATTGACAGGTGCTTCTGACTTTGTAGTTGTTCTAGAATATTGGGATATGGTAAATGATATTAAAGCTGAATATGCTACAGGTGGTATTGAAATATCTGTTAGTGATGTTGGTATTCCTTATAAGCATAAGCAATTACCATTTCATCATTATAGAAATGTATATAGATTAGATTCTATTAATGCTTTAGGTGAGATTGAAATCAACTTACCTTACAACTTATTTAGAGAGAAGATGCTTAATTTAGCTATAGATGACGCAATGTTACAAGTGCAAAAGCCTATGGTAGTTGACGGTGATATTGGATTCAATACAGAAGAGCATGAGGTAGAACCTGGTGCAATTTGGACTGTTAGAGGATTAAGAGGTGGGAAACTGCAAGATCATGTAATGCCTTTGCCTTTTGGTGGTGGGCTTACTAATCAAGTACAAACTATTATGGAGATAATTGAAAACTCAAGAATTTCAGTAACAAGTGACGATACAACAGCTTTATATTCTAATCCAAATCAATTAGCTACTCAAACAATGGCTAAGATGCAGAACATGAACAAATCAATCGATGGAGCAACGAAACGTAACATATATGATACCGAGTACTACTTACAGCTACAAATCGCTAGTATCTTAAAGAATGAGCTTTCAGAGCCATACAAGGACGGCAAAGAGACTAAATACCATAAGATTAATATAGTTGGGTACGATGTAATACAAGACGCTGAAGATGGAGAAGCAGAGTTCACAGAGGGTTATGGTGCGAGTGGTAGCTTTACTTTAAATCCTAAAGTATCAGATGCTTTTGATCCTAATGAGATTGAAGTAATCCCAGCTACTAAAGATGAAGAATTGAAACGCGACTTGACTGAAAAGATGACAATGTTTTTACAAACGTTCTTTCAAACAGTTGGTTCATTAGCACAATCTGCACCTGATTTATTAAAGGATTTATTGGAAGGTATGAACCTAACAGAATTGATTAAATTACAACTAAGGAGTTTAGGAGTTGAAGAAGAGATGAAAAATGTATTCCCAATAGTAGTTAAAGAAAGATTCCGATTAGATCAAATAGATGCAGAACATGAGCAGATCATGGCTGGTATAGTGCCAGAGATAAGAGAAGAAGAGAATAGTGTAGAAGAGTTTAGTAAGCATCAAGCATTCTTTGCAAGTACATTCTTTAAAGATAACGCTAATAAAGATGCAGTAAAAGCGATGAAGGAACATATAATCTTAACCGCAGAAAATGCTCAATTACAAATCGAAATGCCAATTGCCGATAGAAAAAGGGGCATGGAAGGAACTGAAGAGCCAAGCCAACAGCTCGGGATGGACGGCGCAGATCCTATGGTGGGAGACCCAGCTGCACAAGCAGGAGCAACACCACCTGTATCACCCGCCCCGCAGCAAGTACAAGAGAGCAGCCCTAGCAGCCCAGCTCCAGTTATGTAAGGAATGGATCGAAGACATGAAATCAGTGAAAGTAGCAGCAGCAAATGACATTAAGCGAGTGCATAAGGGTAAAGAAAGCAAGTTACAATACATTAAATCATTAATATCTAACACAAGATAATATGGCAAGAAAAGTAGGATTCAAAGCAATTAAGAAAAACTTAAAGACTGCAAAATCTAAATTAAGGCTTGCAGCATTAAAGAGAAGAACATCAAAACAAACGATGAAAAAGCGTTATTAATAATTCAGATGATGGGCTTAGGGTAGAAATAAGCCTATCTCCGAGTAATTAATACTCAGTTCTTTAACTACATATCGTATGAATCAAACGGACGGCGCTCCAACCGATGATAAAGCTCCCTTAGAGGAAGTTGAGATCAGGGTGGAGAGCGATACTGGGAGTGAGGCTACAACCGACACTACAGTAGCAGGAGAAGAAACTCCTACAACAAACACAGCAACAGAACCAAGCGGTGATGATGCAGGACGTTCAGCAGGGAAAGTTATAGCAGACCTCGGAAACGAGAAGAAAGTTATAGCTGCGAACTTAGTATCTTTGGCTATAGGAAGCGAGGAATCAAGGAAGCAAGTAAAAGACATGCTTTTAAAAGACCCAGCGACTGCAGGCTACATGAAAGCTAAATTTGGTGAAGACTATGATGCAATCATAGGAGACAAAGAGATTGCAGCAGGAGTTACACCAGAGCCAGTTGACATGGTAAAGATACAAGCAGAAGCTGATGCAAGGGCACAAGCTAATGCTATCAAGGCAAACCTGCAGACAAATCACGATAACATGTTAGAAGCTAAAGCAGCGGAATTTGGCTTTACAGTAGAAGAAGTAGCACTTTATAAGACTAAAGTTACCTTATTAGGAGGTGATGAAACAGCTTTAAATGATGCTGCACTACTAGTAAATCAAGCTAAAGCGACAGCGAAACCAGGTAGTCCGATAGTGGGCGGTGGTGAAGCACCAAAGCCAGGTACTAAAGTAGTTACTATAACGCCAGGTTTAAATGGTTTAGCAACTGACATGAACTTGAATCCAGAAGCAAAGAAAGAATTTGCAAAGGATATTCAGGAGGTTAAAGATCTGCATCAAGATGATGCATTTGGTAAGCCAGAAATGGTTTTGCCAGGTCTATAATTTAACCTAAATCAAAATGGACTTTAGATTTCTAGGTAGTAAAATACCTAATACTGCTCCTGTGGGAGTAGTAAAAGATGTAATACTGGGAACAGCTGCATCTATTTCTGTTGGTCAACTTTTCAGATTGGACAATGGAGATGCAGGGTATGCGATGTTGTGCGCAAATGGCGATACAGACACGCTTACTCTTAATAGAGTTTATCTTTGTACTAAAGCTTCTGATGAGACAGCAGCAGCAGACGGTACAGTTGAAGGTATCTGGGCGCCTAGCATGAGATTGTTAGGAACTGTTACAACGCCAGCTAACTTACTTCAAGCACTTATTGACACTAGAGTTACTTTAGATGTAGCTGGAGGTGTTCAAAAAATTGATGAAAATGACACTACTAACGGGTTTATGCGTATTGCAAGACCTCTAACAGGTGCTGCAGGATTCGATGCTACTAATGGTTACGATACAGAAGTTATCGTAAACGAAACAGTTACTTAGTCTTTAACAACAATTTAAAATGAGTTTTACAGGTTTAAAGCCTTCGGAAATCGATCTATTAGTTAAGAAAGAATTTCTGTCAGGTTACAATTTATACAAACCTATGGGGTCGTCAATATTCAATGTTGGTACACCTGATAGGTATAACGAAAAAGAATCAGTAGTAACTACTGATGGCGACATTCCACAAGTTGCGGAAGGTTCAGCTTATCCAGCTTCTCTAGTTAGAGAATTAGGTACTGTTACTTATACTTCAGTTGAATATAAGAGAAAATGGGGAATGACTGCTTTAATGGAGGACTTCTCAAACTACGGTACTACAATGAAAATGATGATGAAAGCTGGTTATCGTGGTAGATACAAACAAGATGACCTAATGCAAGCAGTAATTAGTGGTGGTTTCGATGCCACAACTGTTTGGGACGGTGGTTACTTGCTTAGTGCTACACATTCAATCGGTGATAGTGGGCAAACACAAAGTAACCTTATTACAGGAGCTTTAGGAGAAACTACTCTTAATGAAGCGTATATCTCTCTAGGACTATTAAAAGACCACGAGGGTCTTACAATGCCTATGCAAGGGGTTAAATTACTTGTTCCACAAACACTAGCTAAAAAAGCTTACGAATTAGTAATGAGTCCTGCAGGACCAGAGACTGCAGATCGTAAGAAAAACTACATTAACAGTTTAGGTATTCAAGTTGTTGTATGGCCTCTTCTAGATGCTGAATCAACTACTGCATGGTACTTACTTACTGACAAAATGTGGCATAGTTTAACTGTGTTCCAGAAAGTTAATCCTAGCATGAAAATGTATACAGATGATGATACAGATAACATGTGGGAAAAATGTAGATTCGTACAAGTACAAGGTGCAACTGATTACTTAGGTATAGTTGGTAGTACTGGAATTTAATACAATTTAGTAAATGGGGAGTTGACGGCTTAGAGGAAAGCTAGGAAAGCTCTAGAGTGCATATAAATCCCCTTTACTTTTATATCCTTAATAACAATACAATGGGACAAACAGATTTTTCAGGTCCAGTCCAATCCGCAGCAGGTTTCAAAGTTGGAACTAAAACTGTGATTGATGAAAATGGAGAACTAACAGGTTCTGCAGGTGGTTATAAACAATGGGTTGTAGCAAAACCAGAGGTTGGTGCTGCAGTCGTAGTAAGTGCAGAAGATATTTCAGGTGGTGATGTGGCAGCAGCAACGTTGGTGCGTACAACACTTGATTATCCACGTAATTTACTCTACACGCTTGTAGACGCTGCTAGTGATACATTAGAAGGTATCTTCACAGTTGTTGGTGTAGATCAATTTGGTGAAACTGTTACGGAAACGGTTGCCGTTGATTATGATGCAGCAGCAGCAGTAGCAGGTACTCAAATCTTTTCATCTATCACATCAATTGCAATTGCAGTAACTAATGAAGCAGCTAGTGATACGGCTTCTGTAGGTATGGCAATTACAGCAGATGTTGCAAGTTTTGGTTTACCAGATGCCCTAGGTGCAGTAACAGACGTTAAATCTGTTAACTGGATCGATAACGGAACATCTAAAACACAGAATATTGATGCAACTTCAGTAGTTTTG